ATATCCCAGAAGAATTAAAAGATTGGGACTATATCATATTAGAACCTTGGGATCTACCTGAATGGTTTCATGAAATGAGAATACAGCATTTCTATAAAGAGAAAGTGTCAGATTGGTTAGGGCATTGGATTGGATATGTTGATGAAACTGTATTCGATTTAAATGTAATAAGTATTGATGAGAATACAATCATTAGTAATGGTTATGATAAAAGGATTGCAGATAAACTAAAAGAACACAACGTTGAAATGATACCGTTTGATTTTAGACACAAATATTTCTGGGATAGCGGATTGCATTGCGTGACATTAGATTTAAGTAGAGAAGGAAGTAGAGATAGATATGTATAATATAGTATTAAATACCCCAGAGGTAATAGTCATAGATGACTTTTTACCAGAAGAGATACAGGACCGTATCCTGAATCAAGTACAGGTAGATAAGTGGCAGTCAACATTAGTAGATGATAAGTTCTGGCATATGACTGACGGTATTAACTATAAAGGACCTAAGCGTTGGTATTCAGACGCTCCATTTAATGATAATTATGATCTATGGTTTGATAATTTAAGTAAATTTCTTGATACTGCTAAGAATATAAATCATGTAGTACCAGGAATTGAAGATGGTATCTTTGATATTGCATTACGTTGTCATGCTTATCCAGTTGGAAGTAAAAATCCTTGGCATTTTGATTTAGGATTTAGTACATATACATATTATCTGCATAAAAATTGGCAAGCGAACTGGGACTCCACATTATTAGTTTTACCAGAAGGAAGTGTAGACTTTGAACAAGTGTTACCTTTAAAAGAGGGTACTGTACATTATGATAGTTACGCAGACTTAGAAAGCCCAATGGAAATGTTTGAACAATCTGATAAATTTAAATCAATAATTGATAAAGGCTTCGGTACATTCGTTAGTCCTAAGCCAAATCGTTTAGTATTGATTAAAGCAGGTGTAGTACACGGTATAAATCGAGTAGATAGTGATGCTGGTGACAATATCAGAGTTTCATTGACTGGCGCAATAGCAGAAAAAAGTTATGCGACACGCTTACCTAGATTTGCAAATATGGAAAGACCTAGAAAATAACTCATGGCAGATTTAACAAAAAAAGCATATGCAAAGACTGAATATACAGATGCGCAGTTACTAGAATTTAGTAATTGCTTCGATCCTTATTACTTTCTTAACAATTATTTTACAATTCAACATCCTACTAAAGGTAGTATGATATATAAAGCATATTCATATCAAGATGAGCTTGTAAACTCATATCACAATTATCGCTATAGTATTTCAATGCTTGGACGCCAGATGGGTAAGTCTACCACAGCGGCTGGCTACTTGTTATGGTATGGCATGTTTGTACCTGACCAAACTATCCTTATTGCGGCACACAAGTATTCAGGTGCGCAAGAGATTATGCACAGAATTAGATATGCATACGAATTATGTCCAGATCATATTAGATGTGGGGTTGTATCATACAATAAAGGGTCAATTGAGTTCGATAATGGTTCACGTATCATTGCACAAGCTACTACAGAGAACACTGGACGTGGTTTGTCTATCTCATTGCTTTACGCAGATGAGTTTGCATTCGTAAGACCTACTATCGCTAAAGAGTTCTGGACTTCTATCTCTCCTACACTTGCTACTGGCGGTAAAGCTATCATTACATCTACTCCCAACTTAGATGATGACCAGTTTGCTCTTATCTGGCAAGGCGGACTAAAGACATTAGATGAATATGGGAACAAAACTGAAGTTGGAGTCAACGGCTTTAGAGCATACAAAGCTATTTGGAATCAACATCCTGATAGAGATGACAAATGGGCATCAGAAGAAAAGGGACGTGTAGGAACTGAACGTTTTTTACGTGAACATGAATGTGAATTTGTTGCATTCGATGAAACTCTAGTAGATAGTGTTAAGTTATCATACTTTAAAGGTATGGAACCTATAAAAAAGACTGGACAAGTACGTTGGTACGAGCCTATTAAGAAAGATGCAACATATGTAGTAGGATTAGATCCATCTATGGGAACAGGTGGAGATAATGCCGCTATCCAAGTTTGGAGTTTACCAGAGATGAGACAGGTTGCTGAATGGATGCATAATAAAACTGATATGCGTGGACAAGTACGTATTCTACATGAAATACTTACTGAAATTAAAGATGAGATGCGTGAACTTGGTAATAAAGCTCCTGATATCTATTGGTCAGTTGAAAATAACTCATTGGGTGAAGCAACTCTTATTCTTATCGAAGAAATGGACGAAGATAAGTTTCCGGGTGAGTTTTTACACGAACCAAAGAAGCGAGGATCATCCAGAGCAATACGTAAAGGATTTACTACTACACATAAGAGTAAAATAACTGGATGTATGAAGATGAAGTCTTGGATCGAGTCTGATAAGATGACACCACTGAGTAAAAATCTTATAAGAGAGTTCAAGACATTTGTAGCAAGAGGAAGAAGCTATGAAGCAAAGTTAGGTGAGACAGATGACTTAGTATCAGCAACATTATTATGTGTGAGACAGATACAAGTTATATCAAGGTTCGATGAGCAATATGAATCATTATTGGGAGAAAGTTTAGACAGCGATGCAGATTATGACGAACCACTTCCTATGGTATTTTGATAAATACTAAAAAGGAAACATTACTATGGCTATTAATTACAACAGCATTGCTGAAAAAACTATGAAGATCATACAAGGTTATGGCTTTCAAGTAAAGATGTTTGATTCGTCAAATGGTAAGAGTGTAGCAGACCCAAGTGAGGCTCGTTACTTCTATGTAGAAGATCCAAATCTAATGGTTCATTTACAAGATGACTCTGAAGAAATAAAACTACATTTAGGCGAAACAACTGATATCGATGATGAACGTATTAGTAGACTTATTAAAACAATGAGAACTATTGCACGAACAAACATGATCGATTTTGATATTAGAACGTTCGGCAAGCATATCGAACCAAAAAATTATGCATATGAAATTGAAAAAAACAAGGAGCAGACTATGAGTGACGTATTTAACGAGGGACTAAGCCCACTAAGCGGTTCATCACGCACAAGTCGCCAAACACTAGAAAACGTAAAGCTAATCGTAAAGCATCGTAATCCAGTAAATGAAGAGCAAAGAGGTTCACGTTCACGTAATATCTCGGCTATCTTTATTGAGAATGCAGATGGCGAACGCTTTAAGTATCCACACAAACATTTGAATGGTGCGAGAGCTATGGCTAGACACGTTGCACACGGTGGTGTACCAAGTGATATGGTTGGCGAAGCGATTGTTGAACATTCAACAAACTTATCAAAACTAAAAGAATTTATGAACGTTGTAAACAAGCAAGGTCTTGTGAATGAAAGCAATCGTTCTATTGTTGCTAATGTAAAGCAAAAGATGGAATCAATTAAAGAATCTATCAAACGTATTCAAGGCACAAAAGGCTACACATCATTTGTGGAATCACTAGCATTAAATGAAGCTGGTAATGAGAAGATGGTTTGTAAAGATTGTGGAGACGAGCAACACAAGCCGACTACTGATTGCAAACATGATTGTGATGATGAAAGCGGCTCACACTGGGTTAAGAAATCTGAACTATCAGAGGAAGCACTAGGTGAATATGTATCTAAGTTTACAAAATCAACATTTGAAGAATCACTAAAAGATATTCTACCATTAGTACATCGTGTAAACGAAGAAGAATCAGAAAATAATCGTGCAGTACAAACACAGCGTGTAGCATCTATTATCGAATCTGAAACAAATACAATTTCTTTCAGACAGAAGAGTGTAGAAGCAGTAGAAGTTGGAGCAGTTAAGAAAACAGATGAAGAAGTTCTTCCAGAAAGTAAACTAGAAACAATGGCACAGCAATTCAATGATCTTGCTGAAACGGTTGATGTTGACACAACAGAAGATACTAGACGTAAAAATAAAGGTCATGATAGAGCGGCACAACTCTCATCATTCTTAAATAATTTTGCAACATCTATGCGTAATGATCCTCAATCACTTGATGAGCAGGATGTAAAGTTAGCAGGACAATTACTTAAATTGTCAAAACAGACAGTTGAACATGTAGAAGAAAATACAACATTGGATGAAAAATTTGATGCAATGCTTGGAGAAGCATTTGCTGGATTTGATATCCCAGTATAAATTACATATAAAATTAATTGTAAAAAAGCGTCCTTATGGGCGCTTTTTTTATGCAAAAAACACTTGACTTTGCTAAATAGATGTAGTATTATAAGTACATGCTCTAGAGAGGATGTGTTTATAACACAACTAGGCTAATATAAAACTAACATGGCTAACATAGGCTAACATAAAGGAAAATTAACATGGCTACACTAGCAGAAATCCGTGCAAAATTGCTGGCACAAGAAAACAAAGCAGAAAATAAATCAAATCAATCACGTGGTACAGATGCAATCTATCCGTTCTGGAATATGGACAACGATAGTACAGCGACTATTCGCTTCTTACCTGATGATTCTCCAGACAATGTATTCTTTTGGCGTGAACGTCAAGTAATCAAAATGCCTTTCGCAGGTGTTGTTGGTGGTGAACAGAAACCTATTCAAGTACAAGTTCCGTGCATTGAAATGTGGGGCGATACGTGTCCTGTACACGCAGAAATTCGTCCATGGTTCAAAGATCCGGCAATGGAAGATTTGGGTCGTAAGTATTGGAAGAAGCGTTCATACATCTTCCAAGGATTTGTCGTACAAAATCCACTAAATGAAGAATCACCAGAGAATCCTATCCGTCGTTTCGTGATCGGTCCACAAATCTTTAAGTTGTTGAAATCAGCACTTATGGATCCTGATATGGAAAATCTTCCTACAGACTATGATGCAGGAACAGACTTCCGTTTGACTAAGACTCAAAAAGGACAGTATGCAGATTACTCAACTTCAAATTGGGCTCGTAAAGAACGTTCATTGAATGAAGAAGAGCGTCAAGCTATTGAGACACATGGTCTAAATGACTTGAATGATTACTTGCCTAAGCGTCCTTCAGCAGAAGAACTGCAAGTAATTATGGAAATGTTTGAAGCATCAGTAGATGGTGAACTATATGATCCAATGCGTTGGGGTAACTTCTTTAAGCCATATGGGCTTGATGTGCCAGAGAATGCAGCTAAAAACAATTCTTCAACTGCACGAACTGCAACACAGACTGCACCTAAAGCTGTAACGGCTCCTGTAGCAGCTCCTGAAGCGGCTCCAGCGGCAGTAGAGGATGATATTCCATTTAAGTCAAATGAGGAAGTAGCGGCAGAGGCAGCTCCTGTAGCGGCAACAGCATCAGCAGATACTGGCGCAGGAAAAGACGCATCAGACATTCTTGCAATGATCCGTTCTCGTAAATCAGACTAATTAATAGTCAATTGGGAGAGCATTAATTGCTCTCCTACTTTCACAAATTTTTATTAGGAGTCTATTATGGCTAAAGCATTTGATGCTTCGAAATTCCGTAAGAGTATTACGAAAGCTGTCCCAGGCATGTCTGTGGGATTTCGTGATCCAGATACATGGATCTCAACAGGTAACTACTGTCTAAACAAGTTAATTTCAAACGACTTTTATAAAGGTATTCCACTTGGTAAAGTGACAGTACTAGCAGGCGAGTCCGGTGCAGGTAAATCATATATTGCATCTGGTAACATTATTAAGAATGCACAAGATCAAGGTATCTTTGTTGTATTGATCGATAGTGAGAACGCACTAGATGAAAGTTGGTTACATGCGCTGAACGTAAGCACAGACGATGATAAACTACTAAAATTGAATGTAGCTATGATTGATGATGTTGCTAAAATTATTTCAGACTTTATGACTGATTATCGCAAAGAGTACACAGATACACCCGACGAAGATCGTCCTAAGGTCCTGTTCGTACTTGATAGTTTGGGTATGATGTTGACACCAACAGATGTAAATCAGTTCGAAAAAGGTGAAATGAAAGGTGATATGGGTCGTAAGCCCAAAGCACTATCAGCACTTGTTCGTAACTGTGTAAACATGTTCGGCGACTTCAACGTAGGTATGATTGCAACAAATCACACATACGCATCACAAGATATGTTTGATCCAGATGATAAGATTTCAGGTGGTCAAGGCTTTATCTATGCATCATCTATCGTTATCGCTATGCGTAAACTGAAGTTGAAAACAGACGAAAATGGTGTAAAGACATCTAAGGTGCATGGCATCCGTGCCGCATGTAAAGTTGTTAAAACACGTTATTCAAAACCGTTTGAAAGCGTACAAGTAGAAATTCCATATGAAACAGGTATGTCACCTTATTCAGGTCTACTTGAATTCTTTGAAGCAAAAGGTTTGCTTGTGAAGCAAGGTAATCGTCTAAAGTATACTACCAAATCTGGTGATGAAATTCTTGAGTTCCGTAAGAACTGGACAGATGAAAAACTAGACCAAGTTATTACTGATTGGAATACAGAAGACTTGGATGCGGAAGTGCATGGACTAGATTCACTAGAAACTGATGCTAATGGAGAAATCGTTCAAGACGAAAACTCAGAACTTAATGAGGTATAATTATGACTAAGTACTATTCGACAAAGACATATGGTCATAATATCGGGCTTTCGGCTGTTTTTAGACAGCCGTTAGCACACTCTCATTGCAAGTTCTTGCATGGGTATAGTTTACAATTTAAGTTTGTATTCGGTTGCGATGAATTAGATGAACGCAATTGGGTAGTTGATTTCGGTGGCTTAAAGCCATTGAAGAAGTGGTTAGAAGATAACTTTGATCACAAAGTAGTTGTTGACAGGGCTGATCCTTTGTTGTATAAACTAAGTGAACTAGAATCATCTGGTTTAGCAGAGCTTACATTATTTGATGGTGTAGGGGTTGAGAAGTTCGCAGAACATGCTCACAAATTTGCTGATGAACTAGTTCGAGAAATGACAAATAACAGGTGTCATTGTGTCAGTGCAGAATGTGCTGAACATGGTGCAAACTCAGCAATTTACGAGGCGTAAAAATAAAATGGCAGCAGTAGACTCAGACGTAGTATTCGATATATGGGAAGCATTTAAAGTATTAGTTCCAGCTAAGGAACGAATGAATGCAGCAGAACGATTGATTAAAATATGTGATGATGTAGGTTTTCAGAAAGAAGACATTGCAGAAATGACAGAGAACGATAAGATTCTTGAAACAGCGTTTGATATATATTTTCAAGACGATTATGACGAAGATGAAGACGATGACTCTTGGGACGATTATGACGAATGAGTTGGTATAGTAAAATCGTTGCGGACTGGAGTAAGATCCCTTCTTGTATAGATCACTTTGAAGGTGAATTACAAGAAGCCCGCAATGAAGTAAAAATATATGGCAATGTTGAAAAGAATGCAACGATGTTACCCGGATTTGTAGAACTACGATTTGGGCAATTGCAGGAAATCGAAGCAATTCTAGAACATCTAAATATACAGTTACGTAAGAAAAGAAGTGAATACTTGCGTAAATATTTAGAGAGTTACAACAAAGCATTAAGCAGTAGGGATGCAGAAAAGTATGCAGACGGCGAAGCAGAAGTAGTAGCTATCTCAGAACTTATTAATCAGGTAGCCTTACTACGAAACAAGTTTCAAGGTATAACCAAGGGATTTGAGATTAAGCACTTTCAATTAAGTAATATTATTAAGTTGAGAGTAGCAGGCATGGAAGATGCAACGATATAAACACTAGATATTAAGATATAAGCAGTGTTGTTAAATACATTGCGATTTCGGAGAAACAAATAAATGACAATTCAAGTAACAAAACGTGACGGCAAAAAAGAGGTCTTGGATCTCGAAAAAATGCATAA